AGATCGCCCGTGCGCGACAGCCACAGTCGGTTCGGCAGGTTGAGCGATCCGCCGAGCACGAGCCTCGCCTGATGGAAGCAGCCACTGACCGGCCAGCCGCGCACCGCGCTGAAGGCGCTTTCGCGCGCGTCGGTGGTGGGCGCCGTGCTCGCCAGCGTCTCCTCCACCACCCCGCTCGCGAGTTGCGTGGTGGTGACACCCGTGATGCGCACGCGGTTGCCGCCGAGCGCGAAACGAGTGCCGACATGGCCAGGCAAAAATACCGGATCGGTCGTGGTGATCGTGATGTTGCCCGTCGTCGCCGAGGGCGTGAAGGTGATGCCCGCGGTGTGAGGAAACAGCGGCTCACGCGTGAAGACGTGCGCGCTCATCGTCCAGGCCGTGTGGCTGGTGCGAGTCAGGCGTTGCGGCGGCATGAAGGGATGGAACAGCATCAGCGTGTCGGCGCTCTGCGTGAAGGCGATCTGCGCGAGCATCGGCTCCGACCAGGGTGCTGCGAGCACCGCGACCTCGCCATCGTTGAGGAACACCGCGAGCCGCCCCGCATTCAGCACGATCAGATAGGTCTGTTCCGTGTTGAACTCGAAGGCGATGAGGCGCGTGTTTCCCGGCAGCGTCGCCAGGTGCAGCAGGCCCGCTCGGCGCGCCACACCGCCGGTCGGCTGGATCACGACATTGCGGAGCTTGCGCGCGCCATTCTCGAAGGCGCGAAGATCGCCCCGGCCGAGCAGCTCGGGTGCCAGCTCGCCAGCGGCGAAGGAGGATTTGGTACGACGGGCGGCGACGGGCATGGCGCGTCAGCCCCGCACCGAAACGAGGGGGAAATCCTCGATGCCGCGGGGGGTGTCCTGCTGGCTGTCGATCTGGCGTGCGGCGCGCAGCTCGCTCTCCGCGAGGCGGAACAGCATCTCGGCGCGGGACGCGCTTTCGGTCAACGGCAGGCAGAACTCGGCGGCAAGGCGTGCGGCCAGCGACTGCGCGAAGAAGGGCGGGAAGGCACTCTCGTCGGGACGAAAGATGTAGGTCAGCACCACGTTGTCGGCATCTGCGTGCAGGCGACCCTCCTGAATTCGGTAGGGCACGCCGCGGCCGCGATCTCCCGTGCCGGCCGAGAGTGCACGCAGGAAGCCAGGCGGCAGCTGGAAGGCATGGGCGAGGTCAGCCTGCGGGCGCGCGACGAGGCGCGGCAGCGCGGCCTGGCCGGTTGCGAAGGACCAGGGATGGGCCGAGAGCAGCGCATCGCGGATCGGTGCGTAGAGGTTGGCTGCCACCTCCGCCTCCGCCGTGCCTTCGTCGAGCGAGGCCACGGGCTGGGCGCCGATGCGCAGCAGGGCACGCGAGCAGAGCGCGAGGGCGGTGAGGGCCATCTTGTCCGTCCATATATGGGTGTAACGAAATGGGCGGCTCCTGATGGAGCCGCCCGGAGTTTTTGATGCCCTCAAGCGCCGGGCGCGGCCTCCGGCCGCTTGGCTCGCCGGACTGCCGGCGGGCCGCAGTCGCGGCCTCGGACCGCGTTGCGGTCCGCAAGACACAGGAGCGCATCCGCATGCATGCGCGACTAATCCGCCGCGCGCATCCGCGTCCGCCGTGCGCATCCGCGACTATTCCGCTGCGCGCATCCGCACGACGCCGAGGTCATCGACCAGCACCGCGCCCTGGCTCATCATATTGGCAACGAAGTGCGCCGCGCGGTCGCCATGCCAGGTGATGTCGGTCTCGACCTCGGCCACGGCCGCGTGGCCGATCGCGGTCTTATGGTAGAAGTAGCAGTAGCGCAGCGCGCCGGACCTGGTCAGGCCGGAATGCGGCATCCAGGTGGCGCCGAGCCAGCGCTTCGCCTGCGTGCCCTTCCAAGGCAGCGCATCGTCGCCGACGAAATCGGCCGAGCTGAACTCGTCGATCGCCAGCAGGTCGCTCCACTGCTTCCAGCCGACAATAGCGAAACGATTGCCGTCATCCGGCACGTCGGCCGCGCCCATCAGTTCGAAGGCGAGCAGCACCTTCGCCTTCGTCAGGCGGTCGCTGTCCGTCGTGCCGGCGGCGGTGCCGATGGCCTCGCGCGTCGCGGTATCGAGAGCGGCGATGATGAGTTCGTCGGTCTTGCGGCCAAGCGCGAAAGCCCCGGCATTGGCGATCACGCCGCGCTCATCGAGGTTGGTCTTGAGCTCGTCGAGGCGGTCGATCCAGTCGCCGGCGTAGTAGTCCTGCATCACGCATTCGACCTGCGCGTGGGTCAGGTTCATCACCGGCACGGCGCCGTTGCGCATCTTGGCCTGGGCAATGCCCTTGCCGACCTTCGGGAAGGTGGTGCTGCTGCCGGCCACGCCGGTTTTGGAGCGCACCGTGGGGCGCAGCTTGCTGCCCTGGCGCTGATAGGCCTCATGCACTTCGGCCTGGAACTGGCGGGTGAAGACGGCGTCGATCTGGGTGCTGGTGGGCATGGAGCCCTCCTTGATCTGGGTTTTGGGGAAGCGGCACGCGGCGACGGTTGGTCCTTGCGGGCCGGGTCGCGTGCAGAGGCCCACGGGCCAGCGTGCTGGTTGTTCGCGGGCAAAGGGTGGGACGGGGCGGGTGGGAGCCTTGACGCTCGAACCACCCGCCCCCGCCGGCCGCCGCGCGTCGGGGGGTGCGCGGCGGCGGCCGGCTGCGCGCTTCAGCGGCGCAGCCGGCAGCTCATACCAAGGGTCAGGCAGAATGACCCTCGGCCTTCGTTTTGCGTGCCCTCAGACGCCGGGCGGAAACCTACGGTTTCCGTGGCTCCGCCGGACTTCCGGCGGGCCGCATTCGCGGCCTCGGCACGAGTCAAAGCTTCGTCCCGCCGGGATCATTCTCCGACCAGGCGACGGAAGCCTTCCGTCACCCGCTTCACGAATTCCGGCTCACGTGCGCGCCAGTAGCGCGGGTCGCGCATCATCTTGCGCAGCTCCGCCTCGTCGGGGCCGCGCTCGACCTCCGCCTCGCGCGACAGCGGCGGCTCCTTCGCCTCCATCATGCGTGACATGGCAACGACGCCCTCGGCCGTGCTCGACAGCGCGGTGAAGACGGCGTCGGGGAGGTTGGCGCGGCCCCAGGTGGAGATCTGGCCGGCGATGCGGCGGAATCGCTCCTCGCCGCCGAAATGCGCGCGCAGCTTCTCCACCTGCTTGCCGGCCTCGAATTCCGCGGCAGCTTCGGCGATCAGCGGCAGCAGGCGTTCGGCGGCGAGGTCGTAGACCAGCTGCGCCTGGCGCGGCGTGAACCCGGCCTGGTGCAGACGCTTGTTCACCTCCGGGTCGGGGGTGACGATCTCGTTCGGCGGCGTCACCTCATAGCCCTCGGGGCTGTCGGGAATGCCGAGCATCTGGCGCCATCGGCTGCGGTCCTCCTCCGGCGCGTCATCGGCCGGCGGTACGGCGCGTTGGGAGAGGCGGCGCTCCAATTCGATGTAGGATTTAAGCAGCGCGTCCACGCGCAACTCGCCCGCCATCTCGTCCCAGAATTTCGCAGGGATTTCGGCGGGGCGTGCCGTGCGGGCCTGGGGCTCGGCGGCGGCGGTCAAAAGGTCCTCGGGCATGCCGGGGCTCACTCCTGGTTGGGGGTTGTGGTCAGGGTCGCTGGCGGGCGGAGGATCTCGGCCGGCGCACCGAGCGTGCGGGCGAGCCAGCGCACGGCGGCGGCGCCGTCGAGCACCGCCTTCGCCTCCGCTCCCAGTCCCGAGACGGCCTGCAGGAACAGCAGCGTCTCGGCCGCATCGGCGCGGGCCTGCACGCGGGCGAGCGGCGAGGCGTAGGTCAGCCGCGCCTCATGCGCGCCACAACCGATCTCGCCGCGCCGGCGCAGAATGGCGAGGCAGCGGCCGATCAGCGGGCTGAGCAATTCGGCCTGCAGGCGACCATAGGTCGCGCCCAGCAGCCGCGCCGCCTGCGCGCCGCGTTCCAGCACCTCGGTTGCCGTCATGCCGGCCTTGTCGGAGGCCGCGATGCGGTCCGCGAGCAGCGCGCCACGGATGCGTGCGCGCAGATCGTCCAGCACCAGCTGCGAGACGTCGAAATCCCCCGCGGCGGCCAGTGGCGTGAGGCCGGAGGAACCCGGCGCCTTCGGGATGATCGCCCCTGGCACCAGGCGGATGGTGGCGGGGTTCAGCACCCCGTCATCCTCGGCCATCCACATGCCCGTGGCCGCGATGGAGGCGTTCTTGAGGATCAGCTCGACCACCTTGTTGGCCGTGCGGATGTCGGGCAGCGCCTTCTGCACCGGGCTGCGGCCATAAACCTCGCCGGGCACCTTCAGCCAGCGGAAGGCGACGAAGGGGTTTTCGGCGAAGCGTCCCTCGGCCAGCAGCTCCGGCACGCCCTCATCGAGCTCGAGCACCACGGCGTAGCGGTGGCCGTATCTCGCATCGGGCCAGGCGGCCTCGACCACGCGCAGCTTGCGCGCCGCATCGGCCTCGTCCTTCACTTTCGGCACGTGCGCGCCGGGCCAGCGGGCGAGCAACTCGGCCGGCGTCAGGCGCAGCGCCCGAAACACGGTGTCGAGCCGGCCGGAGGCGCCCTCCTCCATCACCGCATCGCGCAGCGGCACGGCGTGGAAGCGCAGCGCCGAGCCCTCGCCGGGCGGCGCTTCCTCGACCATCAGCACGCCGGTGCCGGCTATGACGAGATCGAGGAAGGCCTGGTGGATCTCCAGCGCGAAGTTGGAACGGTCGAGGTGCCCCTGCAGCGTGTCGGCGGCGAGTTCCAGGTCCGCCGCCATGCCCGCCGCCACCGCATCCGGCAGGTGCCGCGCGGGGGCCAGGCCGAACCAGCGCGACCAGGGCGGCGTCAACTCGGCCAGCAGGGAGGAAGCCAGTTGCTCGGCCGCGTCGGCCGCGGTGGCGTCGAACAGCGGCGCCGAGCCGATCGGCGGCAGGGCGTGATCGTAGCAATCCTGCCAGGTGCTTTCCAGCGGCTGCCGGCGCGCGGCGGCGCGGCTGTGGCGGCTAAGCACGTCCTCGGGGGT